CTACTGGTACCACCGGGCAAGACAATTTTGCAAACTGCCAAGGTAAGTATGTTAGAATATATATGATGGTGGATCATGCCAATATTGGTAGTGCATCATCTGTATTTAAAATGAAACAATTTGTATATCGTACTAGTAGAGTAGTTGGCAGTAGTACAACAGCACCAGCAATACCTATCAAATAACATATTTATATAAAACGGAAAATGAATGAATAAAATAACAACGTTATTTCCTGGCGGATTTAAACCTTTAACCGGAGCACATTTAGCATTAGCAGAACGATATGCTGAATCTCCAGAAACAGAACGCGTAATATTATTAATTGGACCAAAAGAACGAGACGGCATTACCAGAGAAAATACAATTAAAATATTCAATTTACTAAATCAAAATCCAAAAATTACAATTCAACCAACTGAATTTAATTCTCCTATCATGGCAGCATACGAATACTTATTTGCCTTGCCACCAGACGCAACAGGTAGATTTGCTATGGCAGCTTCAACTAAAGGAGATGACTATGTACGAGCAAAGGATTTTGTTCCGAATGTAGATAAATACAAAATAATTGGAGATAAAAAAGGTCGTACTATTCCTGCAGGAATTGATGCAACTGAATTAAATATTGATATTGATCCATTATTATATGCAAATGGAGAACCAATATCAGCATCAACAATTCGCACAACACTTGCAAATGGAGATTATGAAACATTTCGAGCATCATATCCGATGCAAACTGATGATGCAGTAAAAAAAATATGGAACATGTTGCGAGGAGTACAAGAATCAGTTTTTAGTACTGCGTGGTGGAAATCATCTTTAGAGTCTGATATTACCGATGTAGTTGAAGCTATAATGAATCCTAAAGAAACAAAGAAGCATGGCTCAAAAATAAAAGATTTACGGTCATTCTTAGAAAAAAATCGAGGTGAATCTTTTGTATATGATTTTGATAAATTTGCAAAAACTGTAGCAGGAGCAAAATTAATAGAAAATATTTTAACTGAAAATTATATAACACGTGACGAATTAGCATCAATCGAACAAGCAGTTGACGGGTTCTTTGCTGAGTATGGTATTGATGTAGATTTTCAAGGTAAGTTTACACATTTCATTGACCGACTAAATGATCCTAGAAATGAAGCTCCTATATATATGGAGGAATTAAAAGATTTCTTTGAAGATTTAGCAACAGAATACGGAGATAAAATTGCTAGACAATTACGATTAGAACGGCCTACTGGTGTTGGTTCTGATTATCAATTTGACGTTCCGATTCATATGCCATTCATGTTGCAATGGAATCCAAACAAAAAAATGATTGAACTAATTCCTAGAACAATTAAAAAACAACGTAAGCCATGGCAAAAAAATAATCCGGATGATATTGTATATAAAATAGAATCAGCAATGGGTAAAGGCGAACTTATCACGGAAGGTGGTGCGGCAGGACATATGGCACACCCATGGGATGACTACGGCTTATCATTTAATGATATGAAAGAAATTGCGAGTCGAGCATTATCTGGACGACTAGATATTGAAGCTGCTGTTACTGAAAAAACTGATGGACAAAATATTTTTGTAACTTGGAAGAATGGGGAAATTGGTTTTGCTCGGGGGTCTGGAACTATAAATAATCCAATGTCAACAACTGAAATTATTGCAGATTTTGAACGCAAACAACAAAAAGCCGTAGCAGAAAAGGGAGCTGAAGCAGGAGCAAATTATCAACCGGTGGTTGATGCATATCGTGCATGTGCTGAAGACTTAACTGATTCATTTAGAATGATACAGCCAGACAAATTAAACTCAATATTTAAAAATGGTCGAGTATTTGCAAACATGGAAATTATATATCCAGCTACAAAAAATGTAATTGCATATGACAAAGCACATTTACAATTTCATAATTTAGTTGAATACGATGAAAACGGAAAAGTAATTCAAACTGATTTAACTGGTGGTGCAACCATGCAACAAATTATTCAAGATGCAAATGCTCATTTACAAAAAACATTTTCATTTATTCCACCTCAACGTATTAAATTAGGTCGAGTGTATGATTTTGAAGACCAGCAAGCAGCATTCTTCAATGAAATTGACCAACTACAACGTAAATATAATTTAAAAGATACTGATTTAATTAGCGAATATCATAAAGCATGGTGGGCAGATGTAATAAAAACAAAAGCACAACAATTGGGATATGAAATTTCAGATGAACTAGTTAACACATTAACATATCGATGGTCGTTTGGTGACAAGTCAACAAATATATCTATACTTAAAAAACAAATTACAAACCCAGAATTTTTAGCTTGGGTTGATGCGTTTGATAAAAAAGATTTCAAACAATTTAAAAAGGATAATTTAGAGCCATTTGAAAATATATTTTTGAGATTAGGTGTATTAGTATTACAAAATGCATCTAATTACTTAGCAGCTAATCCTAGTAAAACTGTGCAAGACATAAAAACAGATTTAGCCCAACTTATAAGAGACTTACAAACAAAAGGTGATGCTGTAACAATACAAAAGTTAGAGCATGAATTACGTCGTATACAGAAGCTAGGAGGGTTTGATACCATTGTACCAGCAGAAGGAGTAGTATTCGTATACGGTGGGCATACATATAAAATGACAGGTGCATTTGCACCAGTTAATCAAATATTAGGAGTATTGAAATACACTCGATGATATATTTATATAAAAATAGGAAATTTCAAAATGTCGGAAAAACACAAAAGCAAATACAAAAAACCGGAAAATACAAAATATAAATCTAGAAAAGATCTTAAAGATTATACTTTAGATGATAAAGATGGCAAGTTGAATCCAAAAACAACTGGTGATAAACAATTGAATGTATTGCGTAAAACAGATAAGGTAGTACAAGACGATGGTAATATGTATCCAAAATATAATGCTGACGACCGATTATATAAAGATTTAGAAGACGGAGAGTATGATCCTAAAACTGCTGCAAAGCGTTTAAAGAAACGTCAAGATACTGAATCAAAAACTGTTATGGATTCACTGAAAGATAAAGTAGAAAATCTTACTTTAGAACAACGTACCAGATTAGTTAGAGAATATGTACGCCGTACAATTGTTAAGAGATTAATTGAACAAGCAGATACTGAAGTCGATCCAAATGCACCGGTTGATCCAAATGCACCGGCAGATCCAAATGCACCAGCAGATCCAGCAGCACCTGTTGACACTGCTGCACCTGTTGACACTGCAGCTCCGGCACCTGATATGACGGCGCCGGCTCCGGCAACACCACCTGCAGCACCAATTGATATGGCAGCGCCAGCTGAACCAACTACAGATGCTACTGCAGAACCAGCAACTGACACAGAAACAACGGCAACACCTGAAGATAAAGCTAAAGAAAAATTAGCAAAACAAAAAATAGCATTAAAATATTGGGAAGAAACATTGAATGATCAAGCTGGCCCAAATAGTTTAGTTGACACTGGTTTTGAACCTTTAGCTAATGCATTAGGCAATCTAGAAGGAAAAGATTTAAAAATTGCTAAAATTATGATTTTACGTAGACTGTCAAAAATACGTCCAACTAAACCAACAGAAACTGATACTGAAACAAAATAATTATATGTCAAAATCTAATAAGTTACAAAATATTAAAGCCGTTCAACAAATGATTGATGGCACTCATTCATTTCAAACAAAAAAATCCGTTGGTTTTTCTGATGTAAAAGAACAAACTAGGAAAGCAGAACGGCATAATCCAGGCGACGTCTGGGAAGAGACTGATGCATCGGGTATGGTTTGGATTATTGAACAACGAGATGGCTTTCGAGTTAAGAAAACAAAAAATACAGATGTAATTCAAGAATTAAGAAATGAATTAAATACATTTGCAAATTGCCCAAAGGAAACATGTACATGTTTTAAACCTAGCACAGCTGACACAAAAATGAAAAAAATACATGGAATGTGTTTAGATTGTACTATCGATATGGAACATAAATTAAAAAAATCCGGAGAGTATGAGGCATATGAACAAAATAAAATTCGAGAAAATGCATTGGCATGGTTAGCATCAGCAGAGCGCGATGTTGTAATGTTAAAAGAAGCATATACCACAGCATCACAGTTTATTACTAGTTCAGAAGGAGAAAAAGAAACTTGGAAAGCAAAAATGACTCCAGAAGAATTTGAAGAAACTGTACAAAAACAATTTGATGCATTCAAAGAAAAATTTTTAAAACGATTAAATGGAGAACAAAATGAAGAAGTTTCTTAAAAAATATTGGGCAATAATTGTTGGTGCAATTGTTGCTGTAGTTGGCATATTAATTGCCAGCAATAAAAAATCTAATGAACAACAACTAGACGATTTAGATAAACAGATTGATGATAAAAATCAACAAGTTGATATTATAACAGGTAAAATAGATGTAATTTCAGAACAGCGAGATGCCGTTAAAACTGATATTAAAGAATCAGAAAAAGAATTAGAAGTTTTAGAAAATGCAAAAGATGCAATTGAAATTAAAAAACCTAAAACGGCTAAACAAGCTAAAGAAAACATATTAAGTAAAATAGCTAAAAATAAAAAATAACATGAAACATTTATTTATAATATTATTATTTCCATTTTATAGTTTAACACAAACTATTTCTGATACGTGTTTTACTACGCAAGAGTTATTTAGTATATCAACTACACTTGATTCATTGTTAGAACTTTCTCAAATTAATGATAAAATAATTTCACAGCAAGAATCAATAATAAAAAAACAATACAGTCTTATATATTTAGATTCAACTCAAATTGCATTGCAACATAAACAAGTAGTACTACTACAAGAAACAATCGATGTATATGTTAAACGAGAAAAACAATTACAGCCTAAGTGGTATGATAATAAAAATATTTGGTTTTTTTCTGGAATATTAACAACGTTAGGTTCTGGAATATTAATTAATCAATTAGTAAAATAATAATGGCTCAACAAACAATAAAACAAATAATACAACAGCAGTACACCATGTGTGCTAAAGATCCTGTGTTTTTTATGCGTAATTATTGTTATATACAACATCCTAAACGAGGAAAAATTAAGTTTAATTTATTTCCATTTCAAGAAAATTCATTAACAGAGTTACGAGATAATCGATACAATGTTATATTGAAATCTCGACAGTTAGGTATATCAACATTAGCAGCCGGCTTTGCATTATGGAGTATGTTATTCAATGATGATTTCAATGTATTAGTTATTGCAACGACACAAGAGGTAGCAAAAAACTTAGTAACTAAAGTGCGAGTAATGCATGACAATTTACCTAGTTGGCTTAAAGGGACTATTGATGCTGACAATAAACTATCTTTAAAATTTAAAAATGGATCACAAATTAAAGCAGTATCATCAGCTGGTACTGGTGCTCGTTCAGAAGCATTATCATTATTAATAGTTGATGAGGCAGCATTTATTCGCAATATTGAAGAGATATGGATTGCATCACAAGCAACCCTATCAACGGGTGGGGGTGCAATTGTATTATCAACTCCAAACGGTGTTGGTAACTGGTTTCATCAAACATGGGCTGATGCCGAAGCTGATATTAACGGATTCCATACAGTTAAGTTGCATTGGACAGTTCATCCAGAACGCGACCAAGATTGGCGAGATGAGCAAACACGTTTGCTAGGAGAACGAGGTGCGGCACAAGAATGTGATTGTGACTTTGTAAGTTCTGGTCACACTGTTGTTGATGGTCCATTATTATTAGAGTATGAAGCAAAATGTATTGATCCAATTGAAAGACGCGGGTTTGACGGAAATTATTGGGTATGGGAATATCCAGATTACTCCCGAGATTATTTAGTAGTAGCTGACGTCGCACGTGGAGATGGCGGAGATTATTCTGCATTTCATGTTTTTGATGTACAAGACGTAAGACAAGTTGCGGAGTACAAAGGAAAGATTCCACCAAACGAATTTGGAAACATGTTAGTAACAGTTGCAACAGAATGGAACAATGCATTGTTAGCAATTGAAAATGCCAATATTGGGTGGGCTGCAATCCAACCAGCAATTGACCGCGGATATCAAAACTTACATTATACATATCGCGATGATGGTTATACGGATGCTGATGTGCAATTGAAAAAGGGGTATGATATGAAAGATAAAACACAAATGGTACCCGGTGTTACAACTTCAACTCGTACTAGGCCATTAATGATATCAGCTTTAGAAATGTATATGCGAGAAAAAACGCCGACAATTCGAAGTAAAAGATTAATTCAGGAACTACTAGTATTTATTTGGTTAAATGGTAAAGCCCAGTCACAAAACGGATATAATGATGATTTAGTAATGTCATTTTGTATTGGTTTGTGGTTGCGTGATTCTACATTAAAATTACGTCAACAAGGAATTGAACTCAATAAACGAGCAATTTCACATTTTACAAAAACCGATCCAGTAATATACACTAACAACCAACGCAGACAAGATACTGGGTGGTCTTGGAATAATGGTGCAACTGATGAAAGTTTAACTTGGTTGTTATAAAACACCATGGTTCTGTAAGTACCTATATTTATATTAAAAAAAATATATGGCATCATTAAGAAAACGATTACAAAATCTATTTGCTACGAATGTAATAGTTCGAACATACGGTAAGGATCAACTTAAAGTTATAGATACAAACCGATTACAGTCTTCAGGTAATCTAAATCAAACCAAAGTAGCTGACCGATACACACGATTGCACGGAGCAAACCGCCATCGAGTAGGTGGAATGGGTGGTTATGATTCAAATTATTATATGCACCAAAATCGTATGCAGTTATACACTGATTACGAAATGATGGATAAAGATCCAATCATAAGTGCAGCATTAGATATATATGCAGATGAATCTACATTAGACGATCAATTCGGCGATATACTAACAATCAAAACAAATAATACAAACATACAAAAAATTCTATATAATTTATTTTACGATGTATTAAACATTGAATTTAATTTATGGCCATGGATTCGCAATATGACTAAGTATGGCGATTTCTTTTTAAAATTAGATATTGCAAATGAATTAGGTGTTATTAATGCTAGACCATTTTCTAGTTACGAAGTAGAAAGATGGGAAGAATTTAACGAAGAAACCGGAGAATATAAAATTAAATTCCGTCACGCATCAAGTCCTAATTTAATGTATGATGTATTTGAGGTAGCCCATTTTAGAATGTTATCTGATTCTAATTTTTTACCATATGGTAAATCTATGTTAGAAGGAGCAAGAAAAGAATTTCAAAAGTTAACAATGTTAGAAGATGCAATGTTAATTCATCGTATAATGCGAGCACCAGAAAAACGTATATTTAAAATTGATATTGGTAATATTCCACCAAATGAAGTTGATGCATTCATGGAAGCAGTTATCAATAAAATGAAAAAAATACCACACGTAGATCCAAATACAGGAAACTATAATCTTAAATTTAACTTAAACAACATGTTAGAAGATTATTATTTACCAGTGCGTGGTGGCCAATCATCTACTGCAATTGATACATTACCTGGAATGACATTCACCGGAATTGATGACATCAACTATGTTAAAGATAAAATGATGGCAGCACTTAAAATTCCTAAACCATTTTTAGGTTATGCTGAAGCAGTTGAAGGAAAAACAACTTTAGCATCAATGGATATTCGTTTTGCTAGAACAATTGAGCGTATACAAAAAATTGTTACATCTGAATTATATAAAATTGCTATAATACATTTATATGCCCAAGGGTTTGATGATGAAGATTTAATTGGATTTGAATTACAATTAACAGCACCATCAATTGTATATGATCAACAAAAAGTTGCATTAATGACTGAGAAAATGACATTAGCAACTGCAATGAAAGATTCAAAATTAGTTTCTGATAAATACATATACGAATTCATATTTAATATGTCCGAGGAACAATGGTTATCAGAACGAACAAATGTCATTGAAGATTTAAAACTTAGATTCCGACAAAATCAATTAGAACAAGAAGGAAATGATCCAACCATAACAGGAATGTCATATGGCACACCGCATGATATGGCAACAATGCATATGAGTTCAAAAGATGTTGAAGATAAAGATCCAGGAGGTAGACCACCAGAAGGAATTAAATTTGGACAACATAAAAACGCATTTGGCTGGGATCCTACCGGTAAAAAAGAAATAGATCAGTCATTTGATACTAACAATCAAAAAACTGCATTTTTACCAAATCCGAGACGTGAGCGTAAATTAGACTTAGCAGCAGAAAATGTTATAAAAACTCTAAACAGTTCAAAATACAAAAAAACTAATAGTATGTTATTAGAATCAATTACACCGACTAAATTGAATAATTCTGATTCTGGTACATTATTAGACGAGAATAATATTTTATAACATATTTATTTAAAAAAAGTATCATGTTGATATGAAAAAATTAAAACATTCAAAATACAAAAACACCGGCATTTTATTTGAAATGTTAGTTAGGAAACTAACCTCGGAAACATTAACATCTGATAAATCGGTAACAATTGATATTATTAAAAAATATTTTGGTAGAAATACCGAATTATCTAAAGAATTGCAATTATATAATGCGTTGATTAAAGAACAACATAAAACAGAAGCCCGTGCATTAGATTTTATGCGTACCGTAAAAACTACACATAAAAAACTTAATCATGCAGCATTGAATCGACAAAAGTATAATTTAGTTAAAGAAATATCTGAAAATTTTATTTTTGAGAATATGGCTAAAATACATATTAATAATTACAAAGAATTGGCATCAATCTATATGTTATTTGAATATTCGGAAACGGATAATCCTAAACAGCTAATGCAATGTAAAAATGTATTATTAGAACACGTATTGCCAAAAACTAAAATTGTTGAATATGTTGATCCTGTAATGGAATCTTTTTCTAAACAAGATAAAGATATTCGATTGTTAACATACAAAATTTTAGTTGATAAATTTAATAATACATATTCAGACGTGTTATCAGAATCACAAAAACAACTATTGAATAAATATATTACCAATGTTAATGATACTGAAGCATTACGAGAATATATTCAAAAAATAATACCTACGATTAAAAAACAATTATCAGAACATATTAAACATATAGACGATGCTGTTGTTAAAATAAAAGTATCGCAGTTATCAGAAATGTTGTGTAATGTTGAAACAATAAAAAAATTAAAAGAATCACATATATTAAACATAATGAGATATATGGATTTAGTTGACGAATTAAATGAAATACACAAATGAAATCATTCTTACAACAAATAGAAGAAGCATTCGAGGCGGTAGATCAAACCAATGATATTATTGATGATATTGCAAATGATTTTGATTTAGAGGAAGCGTCGACAACCGGTGGTGTTGCTGGATATATGACACCAAATGCATTTGCAAAAGCCGATGACGATACTGTTGAAGTATTAGGAATGAAACGCGTAAGAGAATCGATACGTAAGCCAGCAACATTCAAATTAGGAATACATCAGCAACCAGAATCGAGCGAAGAAGAATACAATGATAAATTTCCATTTGCTAATGATCATATTAAGTGGCAGCATAAAAACTATCAATATCCGAATAAACCGTTACCAAATTTAGACAAATACTCCGATCGACCAGCTAATGTAGAAGAACAATTTACTGTCGAATATGATTGGTCTGGTATTAAACGTAAAACCGATAACAATGTGCACGAAGCAATGGAACATAAATATTTACAATTAATTGATGAATCATATAGAAATTTCAAAAAAGGAGATGATAAGCCATCAAACAAAGTAAAACGCACAATTCAAGAAATTGCAATGAAGTTACGCGAAATTGAAACATTAGTTGGCTATAATTCTAAATTAAAAACAGAATCAGGAGTAACCTCTGCTAATTACGGTCCATCAACTACAAAAGCATTGAATAAAATTTCCGAACGATTAATCAAAATTTCAGAACGAGTAAGAGCATTAGGGGAGTAATATGTCAAAACAATTAATAGTAGAATATATGCCGTTTAAACCAATTGGGGCATTAAACGAACAATCTGGTGCTGCATACGGAATACCAGGTGGATATGTTGTAAAAGGAATATTACAAAGAGCTGGAGCAAAAAATCAAAATGGTAGAGTGTATCCTAAACAAATATTAATGCGTGAATGCCAAAAATATCAAAAAGAATATATTGATCAGCACCGAGCATTAGGTGAATTAGATCACCCAGAATCAATGGTAGTGAATTTAAACAATGTATCACATAACATATTAAAGATATGGTGGGACGGTGATGATTTATTAGGAGCAGTTCAAATATTAGATACTCCGTCTGGTAATATTTTAAAATCATTGTTTAAAGCTGGTATTACTTTAGGAATTTCATCTCGCGGTTTAGGTTCAGTTAAAGAATTAAGAAATGAGGGTACTGTTGAGGTACAAGAAGATTTTGAATTAATTTGTTGGGATTTCGTTTCAAATCCTTCTACACAGGGGGCTTTTATGCGCCCTACAAACATGAACGAATCAATTAATAATAATATAATAAAAAATAAATACACCGGCGTAAATGGCATTATTACTTCAATATTATGCGAAGACGGAAAATGTAGGATATAACAAAATGGCAAAAAGTAATTTACAAATAGTACGAGATCTTTGGTTAGGTGAACAAGCGCAACCAAAACAAACAGTATTCAGTGAAACAGATGAACCACTAACTATTGAAGACAAACGAGAGTTTGCTCAATCATTACAAAACTTCTCAGCATTATCAGAAACTGTAACAGCTCGAGGTGAACGATTGCAAGAAGCCGTTAAACGCATAACTAAAATGTGTGAAACTGCTACTAAATTAGTTAATGAATCTAGTGATGATATGGTAGAACGTGTTGCAGCTGGTCGTCATATGAAATTAATTGACGAAGCATTAAAAGCATTTCAAAAATCGTCAAATGAGGTAATGATTCACGAACGCAGAATGGAAGCTGCATATCACGACATTACTGACGGATTAAAAAAATATTATGATGTTCAATAATTTGGATTTTAAATATTAATTATATATTATAATAAGGCAAGTGTGATGAATAAATTTAAACAATTATATCGAGAGTTTTTTGGACCAACTGAAGCAATTAAAGTAACAGCTGATCAACTAAAAACAAATCCAAAAATAAAAGATCTAGCAAACAATCCAGCAATAGATTTAGAATTAACAAATGAAGAATTAGTTGATGAAGCTAAATTGGTTAATGGAATTGATGAATATCTTGGAGGCGTTGAATATGCAATTAAAGATCCGTCAATTGCAAAAACAGTATCAGATGATATTAAACAATGGGCTCTTAAAAAAGGCTTTACAATTATAAAAAGAACTATGTCTAAAAATGGTAAAAATGGATATTTTTATTTTAGATTAGGAGAAGACCCAGCAAAAGATGCACAACGAATTCAAGGCTATTTTGCACAACGAATGGAATTGAGTGCATTTAGATTTAAAGTAAGAGGTGAAGCTAAACCAAAACCACAAACAAGAGGTCAGGTTAATCCAAAACCACAATTACCAACTGCACCAACCCAAACCCCTACCGGCAAAATTTAAAACAATTATATGAGTAAAAAACAAAAACAACATCAAGCAATTGTCCCAGGCAATACATTAGCAGTCAAAGTAGCAGGAACAACTCGTGAAGACTTAGGGCATGCATTAAAAACATTTAAAAGAAAAATGAAGTCATCTGGAATTTTAGAAAAAATTAAAGATATAAAAACATTTACTAAACCATGTATGATGCGCAGAGATGAATTAAATAACGCAAAATATATTCAAAAAATACGTGATATGCATCGCGATTGATTATTTAATTTTTAAAAATTTTTAAGTCCTAGCAGAAATGTTGGGACTTTTTTACTGTTTTTTCAAACGGTGATATATTTATTGTTAGAATACGTTATTCATATCTTATATAACGTTAATGATATTTTTTATTCTTATTAAGATTTATAAATAATCTTATTTCCAAAAAACAAAAATTTAAGGGAACTAGTATGGCAAAATCAGATTTGCTAAAACAAGCAATCGCAGATGCACGTGCAGTCAAAGAAACAGCACTAGCAAACGCAAAACTTGCATTACAGGAAGCATTTGCTCCTAGATTAGAACACATGTTGCAATCAAACCTAATCGCCGAAATCGAAGATGAAGATGATGTAGATGTTAATATGGATCTAGATGCAGAGGCAGGAATAGATGCAAAAGCACCAATGGACGGCGACATGGGCGGAAAAGAAGACTTTAATTGGACAGATGACACATTAGCAGCAAACGTTGGTGGTCAAGACTATTCATTTCAAGTTGGAATGGCTGGCGAAGACGAAGAAGATTTAGGTGATGAATTTGGTGTAGAACCGGGCATCGATGCTGCAATGGGTGATGAAATGCCAGCAGAAGATGATCTTAATCTTGAAGAAATTTTAAGAGAATTAGAAATGCCAGCTGATGAACCAGTTGACGATTATGATGATGACGTAGATGAAGACGGATTTCCACGCGTAATGGACGGAGGAAGACCTAGTGGTTCGTCTCGCGAGGTAGATGACTACGATGAAAATGAAGAAGACATCAACGAAATCATCGAAGCAATTTTACGCGAAACTGATATGGGTATGGAGCCACCAGTAGGTAATGAAGAAGATATTACTGCATTGAAAACTGAAAATGAAGAACTTGAGAAAAACTTAGATGAAGCATATCGTACAGTGAAACATTTGAATTCAGTTATTAATGAAGTTAACTTGCTTAACGCAAAACTTCTTTACACTAACAAATTGTTCCGTAACTTTGATTTGAACGAAGGTCAAAAAATGAAAGTTATTGAGAACTTTGACAGAGCAGTATCACCGAGAGAAGCAAAATTAGTATTTGCAACGTTAGCAGAAAGCTTTACTAAGCCAACACAAAAACGCGCAATGGTAAAAGAATCAGCAGCATCTCGTGCAACTAGAACAACTGCACCGTCAAAAGAAACAACGCAAATATTATCTGAAGGATTTGAATTAGCAAATCGTTGGAAAAAATTAGCAGGATTAATTTAATTTTAAAAAACAAAAAGGAAAACAAAAAATGAGTTTAAATTCATTATTACAAAGTCCAGATAATTCTCAGAGAGCTGCAGCAAAAGCGACAGTTAACAAATGGGAAAAAACTGGATTGTTAGAAGGTCTTCGTGGCGAGACTGAAAAAGCTGGTATGGCACAATTGCTAGAAAACCAAGCACGCCAATTAGTAAAAGAATCATCTCAAACAGGTACAGCAAATGGATCTGAAGAGTGGGCAGGTGTAGCACTTCCATTGGTACGTAGAATTTTCGCTGAATTTGCAGCAAAAGAATTTGTATCAGTTCAACCAATGAACTTACCATCAGGTCTAATCTTTTATTTAGATTTTAAATATGGTACGGCTCAAGCTGGATTTGATGATGACAATCTTAACAGAACAGGGGATCCATTTGGTGCACCTAACGCTAACGATTCATTATTCGGTGTAACTACTACAACTGGTGATCCATCAGGTGGTCTTTATGGAGCTGGTCGTTTTGGATATTCATTAAATGATACATCTAGTGCAGCAATAACAGCAACAACGGGAGCTTTGGCTGGATCTGGTTCAGTTAACTATGATGGCGATTTTACTAATAACTTAGGTTCATACAAACGTATAACTGTAGCAACATCATCATTGCCAGGATTAGACGCAACAGCAGTTCGTTCTTTTGCATTAGTATCTGGTTCAACACCATTAGCTAACTACGCAGCATTTACGCAGTTAGATACTACAACTGTTGGATCAATTGACTTTATTATCACAGGAAGCGCAGTTACTACTGGATCTTTTAGTTTAACTGTTAAATACAGCAAACAACCAACTGATATTACTAGAGGTGACTTTGAAGATACAAATCCATTTAAAGGATCTGGTGCATCTGGTATTAATCAAGGTACTGATATTGATATTCCTGAGTTGAACTTAGAAATGCAATCAGAACCAATCGTTGCTAAAACACGTAAGTTGAAAGCAGTTTGGACTCCTGAGTTTGCTCAAGATTTAAACGCTTACCATTCAATTGATGCTGAAGCAGAATTAACTTCAATGTTATCTGAGTATGTATCAATGGAAATTGACTTGGAAATCTTGGATATGTTAATTTCAGCAGCTCCAACAACTGAGTATTGGTCAGCATATAACAATAACGTGTGGAATGGTTCAGGATTCACTCAAGCAGCAGCTGGTGCAGTTGGTGCAAATGGTGATGGATTCTATAACACGCAAGGTGGATGGTTCCAAACTTTAGGTACTAAGCTTCAAAAAGTATCTAACAAAATTCACCAAAAAACATTACGTGGTGGTGCAAACTTCCTTGTAACTTCTCCAGCAGTAGCAACAATCCTTGAGTCTATCCCAGGATTTGCAGCAGACACTGACGGAACTAAAATGGAATTTGCAGCAGGCGTACAAAAAATTGGTGCTATCAATAACCGTTACACTGTTTACAAAAATCCATACATGAAAGAGAACGTAATTTTAATGGGATTCAGAGGAACACAATTCTTGGAAACGGGTGCTGTATTTAGTCCGTATATTCCATTGATTATGACTCCATTAGTTTATGATCCAATCAACTTCACTCCACGTAAAGGTGTTATGACACGTTACGCGAAGAAAGTGGTTAGACCAGAATTTTATGGTAAAGTATATGTACATGGATTAAATTCTATTTAATTTTAATTAATTAGATAATTAACGAATTATACTATAAAGGGGTGGCTTCGGTCATCCCTTTTTAACTGTTCAAATATTTATAATAAAGAATAATATGGCAGTAGAAAGAAGTAAATATTCCATGGAAGCGATTATTCGTTATGATGGTCGATTAATTGACGTGCTAGATAGAATTAGAGCAGTTCGCTTAGTACTTATGGTTCATATCGAACAAGATTTAGGTCCAGATAAAGAACGCGTTACGTTAAAAATTATGACCCCATACGCTCCACGTGAAACATTTTTTGCTATAAGAAAAATGTGTATAGGTAAAATTGAAACACTTCGCGAAATGACATTGCAAGAATCTACACTTACAAAATTACATTAATTTTAAAATTAAGGATAGTTATGGCGACGCCAAATAAAGATAAAACACCACCAAAGAATGATGTTAAATTTTCAATATCATTGTCAGATGAGCAACGCGAAGCAAAAGCTCAAATAATTAAAACTCCTTTTAATTTTATATTAGGGCAAGCTGGATCTGGAAAAACATTGTTAGCAGTTCAAGTTGCATTAGATATGTTTTTTAAACGGCAAGTTAATAAAATAATTATAACAAGACCAACAGTATCAAATGAAGATAATGGTTTTTTACCAGGTTCATTAGCAGAAAAAATGGATCCATGGTTAGTTCCATTACGTAGCAATATGCGTAAAGTTTATAATAAACCAGAGGTATTAGAACGAATGGAAAAGGAAGAAACTATAGAATTAGTTTCCTTAGCACACTTCAGAGGACGAACATTTGACAATGCAATTTGTATTGTAGACGAATGTCAAAACCTAACAAAACAACAATTACAAATGGTATTATCTCGTTTAGGAAAAGATAGTATCATGATATTAACTGGTGACAAACATCAAGTTGATTTAAAATTTAAAAATGATTCAGCAATACACGATATTTCTAAAATTACAAAATCACGTTTTGTAAATGAAATTATTTTAAAAGACAATCATCGACATGAAGCATTAACTGAGATATTGCGTCTTTTAAATGAGTCATATTGATATTTATATATAAAAAGGAAAACAAATGGATTATTCACAAAATTCAGCCATATGGCCTGGCAGTTCATCATTTACAACAGGGTCAACGCCATTTGGATATTTTGATGCAGATCCAATGTTTCAATCACATGCAGATAAATTTGCAAAATTTGCAGCACAAACTGTTGGATATCCAATTATGGATGTCGAGCTACAAGATATAAACTTCTATACTGCATTTGAAGCTGCTGTAATTGAATATTCAAATCAAGTTAACCAAGTTAATATTGTTAACAATTTAGTCAGTACAATTGGATTACAAACATCATCGTCTTTATTGGGAGCTGCTGGATTAACCGGCAAACAGGTTGGAAATTCCTTATCATACATTGTTAAACTTAGTAAAGCGTATGGTACCGAAGCTGAATCGGGTGGTACTTTAAAATGGCATTCGGCATCATTTACAGTTGAAAATGGCCGTCAAAATTATAGTATACGAGATGCAGTATCAGCATCATTAGGTGTCACATTAAGCAATACTAGTTCAATTGAAATACGTCGAGTATTACATAATCCACCACCAGCAATTGTTCGTTATTTTGACCCATTTGTTGGAACTGGATTAGGTTCGCAAGGTCTATTAGATTCATTTGACTTTGGTGGATTCTCTCCATCTGTTAATTTTATGATGATGCCAATACATGCAGATTTAATGAGATTGCAAGGAATTGAATTCAATGACCAAATACGTAAATCACATTTTTCATTTGAAATACATGGCGACGATCTAAGAATATACCCAGTACCAGGAACGCAAGGTACTATATCAACTGCATATTTTGGGACAGTTTGGTTTGAGTATTTATTTGAAGAACAAAAAAATACCGAGGCATTGCTATTTGGAAATTCTGCAATTGCACAAAATGTTGTAAGTGATTCATCAAATATACCATATACATACCAACAATATGGAACAATTAATGATATGGGTCGAGCATGGATTCTTCGTTACGGAGTTGCATTGGTAAAAGAAATGTTAGGATATGTACGTAATAAATATTCATCAGTTCCAATACCAAATGGCGAAGTAACATTAAATGGGTCTGATTTGGTGTCGCAAGGACAAGCAGAAAAGGATACATTAATTACACAGCTACGAGAGTTTTTAGATAAGCTAACAAAGGACGCAATGTTAACTAGACAAAACACTGAAGCAACACAAATGAATGAAATACTATCAAAAGCACCGTTAAGAATATACGTTGGATAAGGAGATGAATTATGGCACTATTTGGCGGAATGCGAGATGCAAAGTTTTTAGCATCAATCAATTCAGAATTAATTAACGCAATTGTTGATACTGAAATTGAATATTTTAAAATTCAAATTGAACAAAGTGAAGCCAATTTATATGGTGAATCTGAACGCAAAGCATATTTTGATTCTATATTAATACCTTGTTTAATTACTAAAGATGAAAAAGCATCATCAATGGACGATTATGGTCATACATATAATCGTAGTGCAAAATTTGCATTGTCTCGCGATTTATTAGAAACAATAACATTGTATCCAGAAGTTGGTGATATTATACTTTGGGACCACGAATATTTTGAAATTGATAATGTTGATGCAAATCAATATTTTACAGGGAAGAATCCTGAAACATGGCCAAATGGTGATAGCCATGGTTACAGTGTATCAATTGTAGTTGATGCTCACGTAACACGACAAACACCTACCGGTATACGAGATATTCGTCGAGGTGGTGACAATAATTTACCAGCATATAAAGGACTTTGATGCCTAAACAAAATAAACAAAATATAGATCGTAAAACAAATAAACCAAATCCACTTAACGCAGATGGTGGGTTATTCAATGA